CTCCATGTGCCGGTGGTTTTCATCAGCAACATGGTACGCAAGATCGTGAAGGGGATAGTCGGCGACGGGTTCAAGGCCGCGGCTGCACGAATCGCGTTCCACGTGCTCTGAGCTTGGTTCTGGCTCGTACCCAGTGCCTGACTCGTTACCGAGTTCGTGCCGCACTCCTCCACTCCCTTCGTGCAGTACTTGGCGAGATGGTTGCCACGTGCATCGACGTTGTAGAACGGTATCCACGTGCCTCCACTTCGACCGACCTGGATGCCTGCTTGTTGGTTGTCAATAAGCGTTTTGGTGAAAAACCCAGTGCTGCTGCCTTGCGCGAAGATCGAGTCACCGAAGCCGGCCCAGCACTTGAAGTCAGCGCCTACTGGGTAGCCCAAGACAATGGGACTACAGCCGAAGTTTGTTGTTGGCGCGGTCCCCGTGAACGTTCCGGCGGTGCCACTATTCTGATCCCAAGTCGTCACGCTCGGGTCATAGAAGCGACCTTCGGTGTAGCCCGCGTCACTGAACTCACCAAGCGCGACGGCCTGTCCAGCGGGAATGCTGATCTGCACTTGAATGATGTAAATCTCGCCCTTACTAAATTTCGTAAGGCCAAAGACACTAGGTGACACGGGGTCAAGGTTGTTGTCCCAAGTGGCACCTGACAGTGACCAGCTTGTGGCGCCCCCTTTTGTGAGCTGGACACGAGATCCTGAAGTGCCCTGCTGGATCCAAACACCCAGCACATTGACTGTTCCGGCGTTACTGATTGTCGCGGCGCCGAAATAGTAGTTCTCCAGGTTAATGACTAACGCCCTGAAGTCCACACCCCCGATGCGATGACGCTTGTAGGTGACCAACTCCCGCGTAGACCCCGACACTGTGGTCGTGGTGCTGTTGGACATCCGGTTGTACGAGCTGGCAGCCCGTAGCGGGGTTCGGCCAATCAAGGCCGCAAGTTTCAGCGGCCTCACAGCGTTGCCCCTCCAGACAGACGGAACCGAGGAGTGCCCGTCGGCGACTGCACCAGAACGTAGATGCCACTCGCTGCAAGCGTGACACTCGTGTTCGCAACACCTGCACTGTTCTCCTTGGTCGCGGTGCCCGTAAACGCAAGCGTCGCCGCTGCACTTTGACCGACATTGATCGTGAGCCCGCCGGTCAGTCCCGCCCAGGCGGCATCACTTACGGTCAGCGTTCCGCCTGAAGCGAGGTTGACCGTCTGTCCGTTGTAAGTGGCAACGTTGGACCCGTCCAGAGTCGCAGGAGCTGCAACAGCGCCACTCCCACTACCACCACCGCCCGCCACCAGCGCATCAAAAACAGTCTTGCTGATCTCGTTCGGCTGGTCGACAGTCGCGTCCGTGACACGAACGTAGCCAGCAGCGTCCAGTTCCCGCATGCCCGGAATGGGAGCGTAACTGTCACGAGTGCGATACCGCACCAGAGTCTTCTTCAGCTTGAAGGTACGACGTTGCATTTCAAACTCCTGGAAAGTGAGGTTCAGCGAAACAGCGACAGTTCGGCAGGCAACCTGCGTGACCTGTCAGTTTATCAAGGGTAGGAGGCTCGGTCCACAGCACGTAGCGGCCTTCCATCTTCTTGTGTGAGGGGCGCACGTCATCATCGTCAGATGTGCGCCAGAAGTACCCTTCAGACCCCGCATATTGTGCGCGGGCCTGGACTAGGTTACTGGCTGCTCGCGATACTTCTGTCCGCGCTATCAAGTTGGCTTTCGCCTTACTTACACCCTCTTGCGCCATGATCGCTTTGGAGATCGTGCTTGCACGCTCACCGCTGACGATATTCATCTCCGCGTACCGCTGTACGCGCTCCGCTGCGTCTTTCGGGATGCTTTTGATCAGGCTGACCTGCTCCTCCTGGAGCTGGTTCATGATGGCGCCGGTGGGAGCGTAAAGGATCTCCTTCTTTAGCTCTCGCCCGATGATCTCGCCTGCTTGCTTCCACAGCGAGATGTCCCTGCGTGCGACATCGAGTACCATCGCTTTGGCTACGTTGGTTGCCCAGGGGTCGATGATCTCCGCGTATTGCAAAAGCGCCCTGATGAGGGCGCTGGTGTTGTCGAGCTTGCCGTCAGGTGCCAAACCGCTTACGAGGTGTCCCACCTGTCGCGCCACCTGCTGGAGCTGCGATCGGTACCACCTTTCCGCCAGCTGCGCCTTGTTCCATCGGATTGTCAGCTGCTTCTTCGTTGCCATCTTCTGCTCCAGGTTGGCCGGCTTGCGCTTGTGCCATCATCAGTGCCATCTCGTCATCACCCATCGGCGGATCCACCTCCTGCTCTGCCTTGAGGATGTCCTGTTGGGTGATGTTCGTGAACACCGAGGTCTGGCGCGACTGCTGGCGCAGTTCCTTCATCGCCACCTGTTGCGAGATGAGGCCCGCGTCTGCTGCCGTCTGGATCAGTTCCGCGAGCGTCTTCGCAGCGTTCAGCTTCTCCTCCAGTGTCATCTGCCACAGCGGATTGAAGTCGGTACCGAAGTTGGTGGGCACCGAGATCGCGCGCGATTGGCAGATGAGTCGGTACGTAAGTGTCACGCCGTGTCCGATGTCACGACGCTGGCGTTTCTTCACGTTATCGTAGTACGTACGGACGTCGCTCTCGCCAGTCGAGCTGAGACCAGCTGGGGACTGGCCGAACAGGCGCACAAGCGGCATCTCGAGCGCGCCGGCGATCTGCTGGCCGATCGTGAGGATGACATCGCTCACACCGCTGAAGGTCTGTGCACCCTGGATGTCGAACTCATCCTTCGCGTCGATCATCGTGGCGCCCTCGATGCCCTGGAAGCGGCGCACCTGGTCCACGTAGAGCGCGAGGCCATTCATCATGTCACCGCCTGCTGCCACCAGGTCACGCATACCGTCGATCTTGAAGGTGCGGAGGAAGGCTTTGCTCACGAGCTGTGCGGCACCTTGCGTTGCGAAGTCGAAGGCGACCATGCGGTCATACAGTCGTTCCAGAACCGAGGCACCCCAGAGGTTCTCCATCAGCGCCTGCTGGTAGGGCAGCTTGTGTCCGATGTGGCGCACCACCACGCGGCTGTGGTGCACCACACATCCACGGAGCGCGGGAGCGTTCTGCTGGATGCGGTAGTACCGCGGTTCACCCATGTGCGGTCCCTGCTCCGTGACGAGGTCATCGAGGCTGGGCTCCACCTGCCAGCGATCGAGTGCGAACAGCCCACGGAACTGACCGGGACCGACTGTCTCGGGGCGCAGCGGCTGGCGCAGGTCCTGGCCGTCGATGAGCGCGATGGCCAGGCCGCCTCCATAGAGCCGCCCCCAGCGGATTGCATCACCGATTGCCGTCCAGACGTCCAGCTCGTCCACAACGCGCTGAATCACCTCCGTATCTTCGGGCGGCATCTCGCAGGTCATGTAGGCGCCTTCACGCGTCATGTCGTCTGCGAGTGCGTCCACGGCGATACCGCCAAGCCAGCTGCCGCGGTGGATCCACTCCATCAGCGTGCGGTTGCGCGTCACGGGGTTGAACCCGTACGTGCTCGCACTCAGCATGTTGTCGGTGCCCATGCCGATCTTGGCCTGGAAGTTCTGGAAGGAGTCCACCGTGGCGATGTGGGTGCCCGAGGCGTCTGCGGTGAAGGACTTGCGAACCTTCGCCTCTTCACGCTCCGCCTGTTGCTTGGCGGCTTTCACTGATACACGTTCGCGTGCCATGATGGCTCCTTACTTGCGCTTGATGCCAAGTGCCTTGTAGATGCTGCCGAACTTGGCAGCCTGGTTGGGGTTGAGGCCTTTGGTCGAGGTGGCGGCAATCGGTCCTTTCACGCTCTGCGTTGTAGTGGGCGTGGTCAGGCGGTGGTGGACCACGTTACCTTCACCATCAGTGCGGATGCTGTGTTCGTAATTGGAGCCACCACCTTTCACGTGATAGTCGTGGCCGCCATCGTTGCGCGCCGTGCGCGAAGCCTGATGACCAGTCGAGAGCTCCGTGCGGTGCATGTTGGCCATCGTGAGGCTAGGCTTCCACTGCGGGCTTTCAGATTCTGCGGGCTTTGCAGGAATCTTGTACCCAGGCATGTCAGGACCTAGGTTGCTGAGGGCGCGCTTCTCGTTTGCCCTACCCTCCGCCTGCTGTGCGTTGATCTTGGGCGACAGTTTGGCGAGCCGCGCAGCGATGTCAGGTGGGATCGGGTTGGCGTTCGGTGTCTGGCCGCTGACCAGGCCGACAGTGTTCGGGATGTTCGGCGGTGTGCGACTGCCCTCCTGTTTCTTCCCGGGCTGTTTGATCATGCCACCGTCAGACTTCTCGAACCCCAGCTTCTCATAGAACTGTTCGAGGCGGGCTTGATCGCTGGGCTTCGCTGCCTCCGGGCGAAGCACAAGCGGCAGGCCCTTCTCGTCTGCCTTGGCAATCGCCTGCTGCATGACACGAGAGGCACCACCTTGTCCTTGACCCTTCCCGGGCGTCTCGAGGCCGGTGAGGTGAATGTGGTCGCTGTACTCCGCCACCATCGCACGAGAACCAGTCTTGTCGTCGTACAAGCCGCTGGTGCTTTTGGCCCGCTCCTTGCCCATCACATACTCGCGTGCGGTCTTGCCTTTCGACTGGACTGGCGTAGTCTTGCTCGGACCCATGGTGCGAGGGTTCTTCGCAACCTCTGCCTTGGCGGCGGTCAGTGCAGGATGCTCTTGGCCCGCGTTGACCATGCGCTCGCCTTCTGCCTTCTTCTCGATCTGGAAAGTACCGTCCGGGTTCTTCTTGATCGACAGCGCACCTAGCTTCCCTGCATACTTCGGCGACTTGAGGTCACTGAGTGCGGTGAGCAGCGTGCTCTTGTTGCTGCACCCTGTCGCCTTCATCAGCTCGTCCACGCTGAAGGGGTGACCAGACGAGAGGAGCTCGTGTGTCGCCGCCTTTGCGCCGCTTGCGGTGGCTTTGGTGGGCTTGCTGGTGGACGGTGCAGGAGTCGCCGCTGATGCGGGAGCAGGCGCCTTCGCGGGCACCTGACTGGGCTTGATGTTGTCCCGGCGATTGGCCAGCGACGACCGGCTGAGTGCTTTGGTCGTCGCGTTGTGCGCCATCTCCGCGTGCAGTTGCTTGCCAGTTTGTGCAGCGAGCGTGTGATGCCTTGCTGCTTCGCTGTGCGCGAGCGACGCTTCTTTGTTGTAGCGCTCCCCACCCCCCAGTCCTGCGCGCTCCCCGTGCTCCTTCGCGGCCTTCGCGTGCTCCTCGGGAGCGGCGGTGTGCTGCTGCGCGCTGAACCGACCACCCTCGTCCCGCTTCACCTTGCTTTCGTCGAAGCCTGCGTCCCCGGTCTTGCCCTGACGTGCGGCGATGGCCTCCAGCAGCGCTGCCACCAGTGGCGAGACATCTGCTTTGGGCTTGGGCGCGTCACGCGTGGGAGCAGGAGCACGGTGGATGTGGATGTGGATATGCCTGGCCATGCGGCCCTCCTATTTCAGTGTGAATCGACGGCGTGGGGTGTAGGTCTCGAAGTGGAATTTTACCTGTACCCTCCCCAGGCAGACCAAGCCAAAGCGACTGGCGTGTCTAAAGGTCGTACTGTCCCGTTCCAAAACCTCAGGGATGTGCTCAAGGGCTCTGCGGAAGCCCTCCAGCGAAAACGCGTGCTTGTAGTTGTTACAAGGAGGGCAGGCCGGCATCATGTTCTCTAGCCGGTCATGCTGTGGCCGCTCCATCTTGCCTGTGGCTACAAGTCCCTTCCCAGGGACGCACCGGCTAACACGGCGTATGGGTTCGAGGTGATCGGCATGCCACCGGTCACCGAGTACGGTACCGCAGTAGGCGCAGCGGCCACCGTACTTAGCTTTGAGCGTCTCGCGCTGCTGCTTGTTGAGGTTCATGCAGAGATCCCAGGTTCTTGGTTGCCTGCAATTCTGCGCGAAGGGCCACAATGGCGAGGATCAGCTCTTCTTCCAGCCCTATGGGCTTACTGGTGTGCACACCTGATGTCACCCAGATGACACGGCCATCTTGAAGCTCCGCCTTCTTGTCTGCACCGAGCCAGACGATACCTGTAGTGGGAATGTAGTAGTGCTGCTGGATCATCGCTTCTGCTCCTCAGACGGCACCTCTTCGACCATGCCCATGAACTTCTCGGGCAGTTGCTTGACAGGCATCTGGTAGGTACCGTCGCAGCGGAAACGGCCGTGTTCAGGTGGGTTCTCTGTTTCATGACCGCCATACATGCAACGATAGGCTGCATTTTTCTGTTTGCGCAGCTCTTCCTCGTCAAGGTGTACAAAGCCAAAGTTCGGACTCTGAGGTGGGAAGGCGGATGTTGGTAGCGGCATCTCGTCAAGCACCTTGCGAGCGCGGATCAAACGCAGCCTTGCTCAGGTGTATTTTCATCACCGCCTCCCTGATGCAGCGTACTCGAGCGCAGCCTGCATCGGTCACGGTGACGCGCGCCACTGGCTTTGGATTGACTTCAGGTGCAGGCGCGGGGGATTTGACGGGCGGCACACTGCCGGGCCAGCCGATGGCCGACAGCTCCAGCATCGTGGCGTTGTGTTCTGCCGGCGAATTGGGCTCCAGGTGCCAGTTGATTGCCTGCTGTGCGCGCTGGATCAAGCCCAGTGGCACCAGCACCATGTTATTAGGCTGGGGGTGAGATTCTGTGCTCATGTCTTGCACTCCTTGGTTGAGGGGTTTCTATTCTAAGCTCAAAAACAGGCGTAGTCGTCCGGACCTACGTAATCATTTCCGGGATAGCCGTCGTAATCCGTCTCATGTCCACACTGCGTACAACGC